CTCTGCGCAGTCGTGTTGTCCTGCCCACGAACAACTGTCAGTAGGTCTCCAACACGATCAGTACAACGGCACACCTCGAAATTGCCGGAGTCATCCTCCAGCGAGATATAGAACCACGTGTTACCAACCGAGGGCTGCGGAAAGCGTGCGCCGAAACCAGTCTCAACCTCGATAGTCGTATCCGCAGGTACGATGCTGGTTGCGAGAAGCGCAGACGCGTTGTTTGTAAAAATGAGATCAGCCATTACTTAATCTTCCAGCCGGGTGGGAACTTCCAGTTCGGAGAGTTATTGTACCCCTTCTTCCGTTGGGACGCATAGTACCCGCAGGCGCGGAGGAAGTTGTGCCGCAACTGCGCTGCCTTCATGCTATCGGAGTACGGCTTGGTCGGCTGGGCGTGCATACGGGCAAGGAAACCATCCATGATCGCATCATGGTATTTCAGCGTAACCTGACGCGGGAGGTTTTCAGTATCGAACGCCGGGATGAGGGCAACCGTAACCTTGAGCGTCTTCGTCAGAGCATTTTCAGGGTACGGGTACACAGCGATCTCGTCCGGGTTAGACGTGCAGTACCAGTAGGTCGGCTCGTTGCTGGTCGTAACCTCGGAAATGGGAGCACCGGGCATAGGGGTAAGGTAGCGGAAGTTGCTCCCCTCTCCGATAGCCACGGACAGAACTGCAATAACTTCGGTATTCGCGTCGCCGTCATCAATCTGTACGACACTTCCAACACCTGTCGGAACAGCGATACTGGGTACGACCTTGGTCCACGCGTAGGACTTCTCAAAGAACTCGCGGAGCGTCAGGCGAAGCTCTCGCTTGGCTACGCTGCGGATCGCACCGGGGAGGTCGGGCAGCGTATCCTGAAGGATGGTGTCGAAGGTTTCTGTGTATTCAACGGCCATATCAGATACTCAACGCTGCGCCACGGAAATTCTGTAGCAGGAGGGCAGCACGGCCATCCTGCGTGTATTCGTCGTCAGTGATCTCAGCGACACCAACAACGTAGTTAATCATGGTGGGGTAATACTGCATCTCCAGCCCCCACGGATCGGTCCAGTCCACTTGGCCTGCACCAGCGCCCGTTTGAACAACCTCCACGACGCCAAGATCGTTGTTGGCGTACAGGTCGTACATGATGTCAGGGCGTATACGAGAAAGGTCCTGAAGACCTCGGTTGAGAATGTTCAGGAGCGTCGAGTCAGAGTAGCGAGGGGTAACAAGGGCTGTATCTTGCAGCAGTTCCCGAGACTCGTAGATAAGGTTCTGGTAGGTCTTAGCCACCATTCCGCTCCTTTAAGGGGAAGGCCCCCCGGCCATGAAAAACCGGGGAGCCATCCAGACTAGGCTGCTTACGCAGCGTTGTCCTTGCCGATGAAGCCTACGCCGAGGCACTTGCCGTTTACGACCTTGCGACCGTATACCTGCAAGCCACGGAGCAGGTTCGCGAACGAACGCTCGGAGCGGATCGTTTCCAGCTTGGTGAACTGCGAAGCGAACGAGAAACCACCGTTCGTGCCGAACAGTACCGGCCACTTACCAGCCGTCTCCGTGTCGTCCAGAAGGTTCGACAGGTACAGCGTGAAGCGGTCGATCATGCCCAGACGACCGTTACGGAGGATCGACGTGGTGTCACCAGCGAGCGATGCGTCCTTGAGGTCACTGTTCTTAATCATCGCGGCGAACCATGCCGGAATGACCATGAAGCGGCCCGACTCGGGGATATTCGCCTCGTCCAGCACCTGACCACAACGGAGGATGTAACCGATGGGGCTTTCCTCACCTGCGGTCGGATAGGTGTTGTCGATGTGAATTTGACCCGTGGAAGCGGCTACGTTCGTTCCGAGGTCGATGTCGCCAGAGACTGCACCTGCGGTAGCACCCTTGTTGGCGGCGTCGATGTCATCGTAACCATTAGCGGCTGCGCCGACGTTGGTCAGATAATCCAGAACGTCCGTATCGACTTCAATCTTCATCTGCTCGGCAGCATCTTCTGCCCAGATAGAGAGGTGGTCGATGTCCGACTGAATCTCCATGACGTCATCGAGGGCTACGTTGAAGTAGAGACCTTGGTCGATGGTCATGCTGAGCTTGTCGACAGACGGACGTTCTACGTCGAGGTCCTGATCTGCCTCGTAAGGCTTGATCGAGACATTCGGGCGCTGACGAATCTGAACCGTATCACCGTAGTTCTTGATCTCGCCTTCGTAGTCCGTGTTCGCGATGGCCCCAAGTACGGTGGCAGCGTAGAACTTCTCTACGAGCTTGCCCGACCATACCTCGGGAATGAAAACACCCGCATACGCCGGACTCGGCGTGGCCGCATTTGTGCCAAACGGGGATGCACTAACTGTATAAGCCATTTTTTAGCTCCTGAAAAAAGTTTCGTTACCGAATCCTTCCTTCAGCTTGCGCAGCGAACAAGTCCCTCTCTAAGTCGACCAATCTCTCCGGTATCGGATGCCCCGGTCGCTTTTTGATGAACTCGGTCTTCTCCCTATGAAAATCGGAGATGCTTTGCTGAGTCCAGATTCGCTTGTTACTTTCGCTCGGAGCGTCAGTCGACCCGGTTTTAGGCGTTCCGGGGGCCACCAGTTCTTCCAAATTCTGCTGTGGTTCCTCTTTTCCCTCATTCGGGGTCTGAGGAGCAGCAGGATCGGGGTCAGTATTCTCGACTACGTGTTCTGCTTGAAAGCTCTTGAAGATTTTTACGACTCTATCTGCGTCGTTGTGCTCGAATGCTCGTCGAAGCGTGACTCCACGTGGTTCTTCCGCATATTCGTTCGGAAGGTCCTTCAACCAGTCAAGGAATTTTGCGTCCTTGTTGATCGTCTCCCAACCGGAGACCTTGGTGTCGAGCTTCTCGTACAACCGTTCACGAGCCAATTCTGCCATAGATTTCTTAGAGGATGCAACATTTTCATCCACCTGTTTGACAGTCTTCTGAACTTCCCCGAGCTTCTTGTCGATATATGGGGAGACAGCCTGTCGCGCAACACGCTCCACAACGTCGATAAGGTCAGGACCGAACTGGTCGATCTCATCCTGCGTAATGAGCGATTCGGCGGGTTTCGGCTCCGGTTCCTTCTGCAAGGACTTCATTGACTGGACCGTAGCCGTCAGCGAGTTTATCTGGTCTTTGAGGCCACCAATCTCGTGCTTGTAGTTACGGATGTCGTCGTGCAGGCGGGGGACTTCGGCATCGTACTTGCCCTGAAGAACACTGAACTTATGCTTCCAGTCGGTACGCTCTACCTCGGGTTTCGGCTCCGGTTGAGCGACAGGCTCCTGTGCAGAAGCAGCCTCCTCTTTCGGCGGCTGGGCAATATCCTGCACTTCCGGTTCCTTTTCCTCGGATGCTTTCATCTGTTCGATAATCGCGTTCGCTTGATCCACCTGCTTTCGGACGGCAGGAGGGAGCACATTCTCTTTGGTCATGTGTATTCACCTCTATAATTTCGATTTGATTTTCTCCAGCATGGCTGGAGCACGGTTGGTAGCTTCAACGAACGTGCGGCAAGTCGCCGCCTGACCCTGAGCACGGTACAGTTGAAGATCAGCAGGTGACTTTTCAGTAGTGTCACGCGCAGCATCAAGACCGCCGCTGAACCACTCAACAACGGTCTTGAAATCTTGGTTGCCTCGCAGGTTGACGAGGGCCTGATAAAGTTCGGGTGTCGGGGTCAATAGAGGAAGCCGTATCTTTTCCGACGTTCCTCCACATCGCTATAACCTGAATCGTCGTAATCGGCCCCCTTGCCGGTTACGTGTGCATTGCCCCTCTGACGCGCCTCTACCGAAGCTGGCCCAATCTCGCAGTCCTTGACGCCATCAGGACGGCTGAGCCGCTTCGACATGACTACCCTGCTTTTTGGCTTGGGTACACGCATCGTCGTTCCTTACGAACGGTTCGGGGGAAGGTCCTTGTTCCCCTTGGTGTGACCAAGGAAGAAACCGCCCTTCTTCGCCGAGGAATGACCAACCGAACCACTCGTGGTCTGGTCGTACTCGCTCTTGCGAGAAGCGGTCAGCTTGCCCCAGTGCTTGCCTTTACCCTTGTGGGTGGACGCGTTTTTCATCTCAAAAACTCCGTAGGTGGATGTTGTTCAGGACCGATAATACCACATCTGCTGAGAAATCAAACCCTCAGACACATGCTTCTAAACTTTTCCATATTGGCAGCGGCGCGGCCTTGCCGGACCCACTCATCCTCTGACAAGTCCATCTGGCCGACGACATACCACATGAGAGGCTCATAAAAGCGCATATCGAGGTCTATCGCCACAACAGCAGTCCAGTTGTCGGTGGTGATTTCCGGCACGCCTCCCTTCTCCCAGTACGCCTCCGGGCGTATCCGTTCGAGGTCGTTGATGCCACGATTCAGCGCATTGAGGAGCATCTCATCGGGGTAGCGATACGAAACAGCATCGCCATCCTGAAGCACAACACGTGCCTCATACAGCAGGCTGTACCACGTCAGGCCACCGAATCCGGTAGCAGCCTGCTGGCCGGTGTAATACCCGGTGGAGTAGTACCCAGTCGCGTAATAGCCTGTACCGTACATTACGTGCCGTCCGTACTCGTGACATCACGCCCCGTGTCGTCAGCGTTGGCAATGATGCGATCCTTCACACCGTTGGCAGACTTGATCCGGTGCTCCAGCCCATTCACCTCGATACTACCTGCTGCCTCGGCACGTATGAGCCTGATCTGGTCCTCGAACGTCTCACCATTCTCCATCACGTGTTGGTGGACTTGTGTCTCTATGTCATCCTTGTCCTGCTGCGTGATAGGTGAAAAGGTCTGCACGACTTGCAGGCCAGCAGAGTTACTCGGGACAACTGAAACACCTGTTGGTGTCAGGACGTCGATGAAGTTGTTGTTCGATCCAAGCAAATCCACGCGGGTTGCTGCGCCACTGATCTGAACGGTGTAGCCGTTGATGATCTCATCGAACGGCGCGTAGTCAGCACCAGCGAAGTCGAACCGCGTGTTCGTGTGGTCGAGGATGGGAGCGGCCCATAGACCCTCGTCGAAGTCCCATTCGAGACGGCGAATCTCCGCTAAGAAATCCGCCATATCGAGTTCGTACCTTGTCCCGCTTACAAGCGTCAAATCACTTGTAGGGATCGTGATTACCCTCGCAATCCAATCGACGCTGTATGCCACACATCAGACCTCGGCTTCCATCGTGCCAGAGAAGGTGAAGCCTGCCGCACCAACTGTTCCAGAAATCGGGATGATCTTGTCGACACCCGACGCATCACCATGCCTGACCCAGCCTCTCACTGGGATGTCAGAACTGTAAACCAGCGAGTTCGTGAATGACTTGGTTGTACCGGCTCCGGTCATACTGTCGTATGCGATTGCATGGAAGCCCGGATCACTGGCGCTGATCGCGGTATCTGCAACTGTACCAACCAAGGTGAAGGTGCTGCCTGTCCACGAGGAGTACTCGTAGAACTTGTACGTGGTATCGCCGGTCTTCAGCACGCCGAACCAGCCGGTCTGAGGAGTATCCGAAGCGATGACCTCGTTCACTCGGATCACGCCAGCGCCGATGCTTTCGCCAACACAGGTGTAAACCGTGTAGTCAGGGGCATTGAGAACCGGGTCCTTGGGAGCGAGGAACAGGTGAAGGTCGTCGGCGGAATCCAGCGCCACAATCGTACCCGAGATCGTGACGTTGTTCGGCGGGGTAACGACATCGCCATCCAAGCTGATGAATGAGTCAACAGACCCGATCTCATTGGAGTTGAAGCCGATACCGTATGCACCAATCCACGCGCCGGTAAACTGGGCCAGATGCTCTGGCTTGGTCGAGAGCTTGTCAGGAGTACCGCTCACAACAGCCGTTGCACTACCATTGCCGGTGATCGTTACGCCGTCGCTCGGGGGGACGCCAGTGCCAAGGTGGAGAATGTAGCGAGTCGTAGATGAACCAGTCAGGTCGTCGACACCCATCAGGTTGCCAGTGCCTGCTGTTGCGCCAGTACCCCACGAACAGGTTTCATTCTGGACATGCGTACCAGAACCAGAGGTAATTACGCAGTCATAGACGCGGCCAGTCCAGAGGTCGCCATCTACGCCGTATAGCGTATCCGTGGTTCCGTCAACAAGGATGGCCTTGACGTACTCATACAGAGACTTCTTGGTGGACTCCGGCGCATACGACCAGTTGCCGAGGTACGGCTTGTTGCCGTTACCGTCGAGGTCGAGCAGGTTATAGCCTTCCGACTTGGAAATACCATACGCCTGTACCGTAGCCAGCAGCGTATCGTTCTGCGGGTCGTTTGAGGTAACAATAGAGGCTACCGACTCACCGAGACCGAGGGTCGTCTCCCAGAGGGCGTAAGTCTCGCCCCACGTACTCGCCTTTACAACGACACGCAGGCCATCAATATCCGTACCAGTATCCCGGCCTTTAATCATTACGCGCAGCAGCGTATTAGAGTCAGTCTGGTTCTTGCCGTTACCCCAGTGCGAAGTAAGTTCCACTGCGTTCTGGATAATCTTGAGGGGCAGGGGGGTCGAAGTCGTACCAAGGACCTGAAGTCCGTAGTAGATGTCATCGCCGTTGTTTTGTGACACAGAACCGCCAAAGTGGTATTCCATCACCTCATCGGTCACGGTGTAGTTCACGCTGTAATCGGTAGTCCAGTCATTCAGCGTGACGATCTTACCCAGAGCTTCTTCCTTGGAAGGGTTCGGGAAAGACAGATTGATCTCGTCATCGCCGGAAATCGCAAAGTCCCACGCGAGCTTCTGGAGTGCTCGGTTAATCCACTTGACGTGGAAAGTATCCGTACCGGATACATAGGTAATTGCGCCCGAGGCAGCTACTTTGAATTGGCTGAGCCACGCAGTTATTGCTGTTGCGCTGTCAGCAGTTGTGTCATAAATCGCCATTAAGTTACCCTCTCAAGAACCACTTCCACGTCGAACCCCGCCGAAGTAATGGTGGTGGTGAAATTTTTCTGTATATAGTCTATCCCAGAAATATCGAATTGTCTTGCCCAACCCACAACCGCCGTATCTCCGGGGTAGGCTATTGAGGAGTTTACCTCACCGTTCACGTCAGTGGAATCATTAAAGTACACTGTCCCGGTGTCGCCGGACTTGTGGGCATGGACTCGGGCGTTCTGGATCGGAAGGCCGCTCACGGCATCAACGACCGTGACCTTGAGCGGAATCGTGTCGAAAACGACAGAAACCGTAACGCCTGCTGCATCATCGACGCTGAAATTGCCAGCGGTAGCGGCTACGCCATTGACGGTGCAACCGATCAAGCTCAACTGGATCGTGCCAGAGGTCGCGTCAAAACGGACAGTCGAGTCGTTTGCGTCAGCCGTCGAACCAAAGCCGGTGAACTCGATACCTTGCAGAGTTATGTCGTGGGTGACGTTCGCGCCAAACCTGATAGCGTGGTGGGCATTCGTACCCTTCGTGATCGTCAGGTTGTTGAGTTCGCTGATGACGGCTGCACCAGAAGTGGTACGGTCATCGAAGATCGCACCCTCATCGGCAGCAACGGTTGAGGTAAGAACAGACGACCCGGATATGTCGGCTTGGTTCAGGTTGATCCGACCGCAGGATTCCCACGTGGAGTTCTTGCACTCGCTGGAACCATTCGAGTTGAAAGTGGTCGTCGCGCAACCGACAAAACGATTACCGAGACCAGTGAATGTGCCGACATCCAACGTCAGTACCGCAGGAGCAGTCGTGCCGAGATGCACAATCTGGATGTTGGTCCATTCGACGTTCGAGCTTGCATTCCTGATCTCGAACTCGTTGAACCCTGCCGAAACAAACGGGTCTTCAAGAACGATAATGTTACGGTTCGCGTCACGGAAATCCACTGCCGTGCCAGTCAAGCCCATGACGAAGCAGCCGTGGAACTGGAAGCCTCCCGCGATGGGAGTCAGTAGACCCCAACGGCGGGCGGTAGCTGCATCGAATGCACCAGCGCCGAGAAACGTCGCGTAACCGTTGGCGAGGTCGCCGTCAGCACACTGAATCTCACGACCGTGGCGGGTCACATCAAGCGCGTTCGGGTTGCCCTTCAGGGAGCCGGAACCAAGAATCTTCCAGAGCATACCGACGCGGTTGGTCGTGGTCGGCGATCCAGTCGTGGTGCTCGGTGTGGCTGTGGGGTCGACTGCGTAGTTACGCCAACCGGCGAGGTCGGAACCCTCTGAATCGTTACCGTCCACATAAAAATGGTCATAGGCGCTAATGCTGTCGCCGATTAGCACCTGTGCGCCGCCAAGGGCCTGCGTGTCCATCAGGTTGCGGTTGTTCTGCTTGGACCAGACGAAAATAGCATCGCCAGCAGTAACCGTGTGAGTGCCGGTATTGAGGATGAATCCACGGGTGTTACCCGTGAAACCACTCTTGGAAACACACTGGGTATTTTCGATGAAGTAGTCGGTCTCGTCAGAGAGACCAGCCTGACCGCCACCGAGCGCCGTATAATTACCAACAGCTTCGGCGTCGTCAATCAGCGTCAGGTCAGTTGTATAGGCGGGAGCGGCCATCAGTTAAGTCCGTCAAGTTCTTCTTGTGTGCAATCGGTACAGGCCCCTTCCGGGCCGTCCTCAGTGAGAGTAGTCAATCCGCATGGGCAGACAACGGACTGACCTATGGGGTCGGCATTGCCGAACCATATAATATCACCGCACTGCCCACACTTGGTAGCCAGCCGCGCCATTATTTCTTCACTTTGCCCCCGCAGGCCATTTTCTTAGGCTTACGGTTGCGGGCAGGATTGGCTCCCCACGGACCAGTGTCACCGGGCTTGCCGGGAGTGGTGATTCGCTTCGGTTTGCCGCCCTTCTCGGGTGGCTTCATCTTAACCTTGCCTCCGTCCTTGAGGCCCAGTTCCTTCATTTGCCGCTCACGGACAGACATACCAGCATATTCGGACAACTTGCTGGTATCTTCCTTGGGTGCTTCCTCTTTAGGCTTTTCCGGGGCAGCTTTCTTGTCCCCCTTCTTGACCTTCTTGTTCAGTTCCACCTTACCGCCATCGGCGTATTTGTGGACCCCATATTGTCTCTTAACGCGCACGACTAACCTCCTGCTCTCATTCCGGGTCTACCAGTAGGACCTTGGAAATCCCCTTCCACTTCCTCTCTCGCAGCTTCAGGTCCGGCTCGCTGTTCCTTTGGGCCGGGGGTATTTTGCGGATCACCTCCTCCACCTCCTTGAGCTTGCAACGCGCCCTGAACTGCGGCTTGTGCGGCTGCTTGCTGTTGCTGGTCCATCATCATTGCCCGAAGTTCTTCATCATCGGGAATGGTCTTCTCATGTTCCAGACCAAGGTTGGAGGCTACACTGCGCAGGATATTCGCCCTGCCCATCGGACCCATAATTCCTTGGTCAATCGGATTCGCCGTCAGTTGCAAGAACTCAAGCTGGCGCATCCGATCCTGCTCACGTTTCACCGCATGGTTGACTCCTTTCACGACGATAAGCTCATCGCCTTTGAACAGACCGGGCTGGGTTAGCATAATCATGTCGAACAGATCATACAGGAGGGGCTGAATGACGTCGCGGTCGACGCTTGCGGCGACATTCTGAAGCGTCTTCGAGGCGTTGCCCATGAGCATCGCCAGACCAGACGCAGTACGGCCCGCACCACCGACCTTCTCATTGCCGGTCATGTAGCGCGGGATCGCTGAAATCTCATCACCCATCGAATTCCACTTCTCGTAGATACCGACGAGTTCCATTGCATTCATGTTGGGCTGGTAGAAGCTGATCGGCTCCGTGCCAGAGGCAACCAGAGTCGGATCAAAGTTCGTGTGCCAACGCTTCCACGGATAGAGCGTGTCGTCGTCACCCGGATCAACCACAGCATCGTTGATGACCACCTGCGGGCCGGATGCGATGCTGGCGTTGTTGACCAGCGCACGCACAGCGGCGTTACAGATGGACTGGACGTCTTCCAAGAGGTCCGGCAGACCGAGACCAATCATCGCGCCGGGAACCTTCTCGAACGACGATACGTAGTACGGCGGCGAGGAGTTCGTGCTCGGCTGCATCTGGATTTTGATGACCCAGCGGTCGATCAGCCACGCCTTGCAGAAATACTCGGTGTTGGGGTCCTGTACTTCCATACCCCAGTCTGCCAACAGGCGTCCTGATATGTAGCCGGTAAATTCGGCAGTGTCGATCAAGGATGACGAATTTCTTGCCCACCGCTCGCGTTCTTCAAGATCAGCCCGTTCGGTGTCAATCGTATCCCACCATTCGTGGAGTCCGTCCACATACGCCCGTTCCAGAACTTCGTCAATCGCCTCGTCATTGTAGCCGGGTAAGCCTTTGCATTGAGACAGTTCAGCACGAGAGAGTTGGATGCGCTCTACAAAATCAGCCTGTTTCCGGTGAGACGCACCGGGAGACCAGTACAAGTCGAACGGCGAAACACGATTCCAGAACATTCTGGGGATAGCCGACCGAACGGGCTGACCATTGACCCATTTCGTCTGCTCAACGCGCCGGACAACCGGGCCTTTGATGCAGGCGTATGGAAAAATCGGGAGGTCGATCAGGAACTCGGCAAAAGCCTCGTAAAAGCCGCCCTCAGTCAGTATATCGTCCAGTCGCTCGCCGGAACGCTCTGCTTCTTCGACTGCGACCTTCTTGGCCGCTCGCTCAGCGTTTTTGCGGAGCAGGTTTACACGGTCGGCAACTGCCTGTTGATCGACCGGCTGTCCTTGCTGCATGAGTGTGGAAACTTCGATGTTGACGAGTTGCTGTATGTCAGCATCGACATCTTTCGGGATGGTGGGGTGCGGGGTCGGCTCGATGTCCCATGACCTGTCTGCACCCAGATAAACGTCACGAAGGAGCGCGGTAGCGGCTCGGCACTTCGTTGCGGTAACGCGGGCATAGACTTCACTGCCGCCGAACTGACGGATGTCATTCAGAAGGCCCGGATCGTACTCCCCACGATACGTCCGAAGGGCTTGCAACAGGCGCTCGGAGATACCTTCCGAATTACGGAAATTCCGCATATCGGTCATGCGCTTTCGGATGTAGGAGGCAACTAGGTCCTCCTGCGCCCGTTTCTCGCGCTCTTGTGCGGTTGCCTCGGCCTCACGCTGAATCCGCTCCTGTTCCATCAACTCAGCGTTGGAAACGATTCGGAGCAGTCCACGATTTTGAGGTCGTCCTGCGATGTCCAAAGAAGGACCGGGAATTGCTGATGCGGTAGCCATAATCAGGATTTTGCTGCTATCCTACACGTGTGTCAATGAAGGATACCAATATGACGACCAAAGAGCTAGTGCCGGAGGACACAATCCTGTCCCCCGAGCATCTGTCCCCACTCATCTGTCTGGAACTCGCCGCAGGGCTGTCAGACGCCAAATCCGTCCGCGAAAAATACGACATCACCGAAGCGCAGTGGGAACGCCTCAGAATCAACCCCACTTTCGTCGGAATGATGAAAGAAGCAGCCCTGACCTTCTCCGGCGACATCAATGCCGGGAAACGCATCACCAAGAAGGCCGAAATCTTGTTGGAGGAGTCCCTGCCGATCCTGCACCGGATTATGACCCGCCCGGACGCCTCGACACAGGCCGTACTCGACACCGTGAAGCAATTATCGGTGCTGGCGGGCAGAACGCAGCGTCAAGAGGGCGCGGGAGCGGGTGGTAGCGGTTTCAACGTCCAAATTCACATCAATACCGGCGACGGCGAGGTAATCGTCGAAGGTTCTACGTCCAAGCCCGCTTTGGAGGGGGAGGTCGTCGCGGAGGCGGGTTCCTAGCCGCCATAACCTTGCCCAGATAGTTCGCATTCGTCGACAGGGCCATATATTGCAAGCAGTCGGCGACATCTGACCACGGATGCGTTTTCTCGGGCTTGTCTTCCAGCATTCCGGTCGTTTTCCGACGATACCTATACCAATACTTCATTGCGGAAGTCGTCACGGAGCATTTCGACGACAACATCAGCATCGGGCCACCGGATACCTGATGAAGCAGCAGTTGCTCGACGGCGCGGAGCCTTGCTTCGATGTTATTGGTCGGAGCAGGGTAAACTTCAAAGCCCATTCGCTTCAAAACGTCAAATGGCGAGTCTTCATTCACCTGTGACTTATCTCGACCTTTCGGGTCGCCCACCATGAACACACTCTGGCCCCGATAATTCTCTGCAAGCATCGGTCGGAGCTTCTCAACGACAAATTGCTCGATACCCATGTCTTCTGACGTGAGTTCATCGAAAACTACGAGCCTGCCGCGATTGTCAATCTGCCCGATGAGGGATGCAGGCGTTCGACCGAAGTCCTGCCCGATCATAAACGGCAGTCCTTCGATCTTGAGGAGTTCTTCCTCATCCACAATATGAAAACTCGGCTCAAATGATGCACGGAACACCGCCTGACCGCCGAGTGACTTGCCGTACTTAGCATGTACGTGGATGTCACTCCAGTCCTTGTTGTTATTCGCCATCAGGTTCTCGTAATACCCTTCCGGCAGGTTCTCGATGTTCTCCGCATCCGGCGACAGTCCACCCGGCTGCTTGTAAAACGCCCAGTTCGGCGGGCGCTCCACTTCAAGCAGTGTGAACCACTCCGAATCTTCATCGGGCGGGTTGGACTCCGCTACGATCCCATACCAAGTCGGGTCCGCTACAGCACGTGATGGGAAACGTCCCAAACGTCCACTCAGGGCAGAGATGAGACTCGGCTCGATTTCTCTGAACTCAGATACCCAAGCTCCTGTCAGGTTAAGTGACAGCAGTCTCTGCTGGTCAGCTTTGGTATCGAGAGGAATCATCAGCCAGTCGCTCTCAACACGAGTGCCATCTGGCAACGGAAACCTTACCTGAACCGTGGAGTCAGAGACCTTGAACTTCGCGATGGGTGCCAGCCACATCTCGATGTCAGCAAGGCAGGTCTGCTTCAACTGCTGTAGCGTGTTACGAATGATCGCCATACGCGTGCGACGAACACCCTTACGGTCTGGCTCCTGAAGGCGAGCGCGACGAAGAAGCTCCATAAAGCAACCTGCTGATTTGCCGGAGCCGACCGGACCCATGATGAGTCGGACAAATGAACTGTCCAACATGAATTTGCCGACAGTAGGCGGCGTTTTGAAATCTAGGACGTGCTCGTTAATCTCTGTCGACACGGAATCGCTCCAATGCTTTCTTAAGCAGGGGTACTATGAAAGGATTTGGCGGTTTCCTTTCCAAAACCTGTAATGATCCGCGCACATAACTCGTGTCGCGTCTTTTCAGCGCAGCTACAAGGGTGTCGGGGTTTACAACGCCCTTGAACGGGTCTATCCTGTTGGTGGCTTTCATGGCCGTCGTCTGTCGCTTGGCCCCTTTCTTCGGAGAGGGGCCTTTTTTATGCAACGATGCGAGGGATGTCACCGACTTTCCCTTCCTCAAGCGCAACCTCGATCAGTTTCGGCTCATACGGGCCGTAACCATCTTTGCGCGACTCGGCTTTACCCATGCCCCGCGCAATACGTCGCGCCTGCTCGCTAACATGCTTCATCGAACCCTCGCTCTCGAACTCGATCACCGTGGGAACCATCAACACACCGCGATATTTAGCCATCTTTGTTGGCCTTCGACAAGAACAGGTCGACCGCACGGCGCATCAGTTCCGAATACGAGTACCCGGTCTTCGCTGCCATCTTCTGCATTCTCACGTGCTGCGATTCAGTCAGCATCACGTGCAGCCTCCTTCTATTTGACTTTGGTTTAGGCATTTCCTTCCACTCCTGCTTTCATTAACTCCGTCACGTTGACCTTGAACTCCTCGAACAGTTCGGGTGTCGCCTTCCCACGCGCACCATCCTGATTTGTGAACCACTGCGCCATGAACTGCGCCGCTTCACAATAAGTCTGTAGATTCTCCGAGTTCGTACCCTCGTGACATGTCACTTTCAGTCCTACCATCATCTAACTGACTCCATAGCCATCTGAAAAACTGGTTCTTCCACCGCCTCGCAATGCGCTGCTTGTGAGTGTCCGTCCAGTCCTTGAACTCGTACTCCTCGCGCACCGCGTCTTCCAAAAACGCCAGCACTTTCCCAGTGAATGCGCGAGCGGCTTTTCCGCGCACGGAGGTGTAAACCACTGTTCCAGAATCGGGGTCTCTTGCCTTCGACCAGCCCTCCTTGGGGACCGGGCCGAAGGCCAACACCGCCGCACCAAACAGTGCATCTGGTTCGGCGGGGTCGGGCCAGCAGTCCTTCATATACGTATCGCGTGCTTCTGGGTGTTGCGACGATGTACCCGCTCAATATACTCAATCGCCTCGGCTTCAGTCCGACAGACCTGCGCCTCGGTGCGGTTATGACACGGAATCGCAACGATACCTTTACGTGCGAAGCACACATACCCCACAACCGGCGCGGTGACGTATTCGAGGTCTTTGATCTCCCGCACGTCACCCGCCAGCCATTCACCCACACTGACGGCCATGTTACCGCCCCGCGTTCCGCGCTTTGATGCGCTTCTTGCGATACTCGCGTCGCTGCAAAGCCGT